CAATTAGTTAACTAAGGATATTTAATGACTATCTCACAATTTCCGACACCGCCAGCAAGGACTGATACGCCTAGTGTATTTAGAACTAGGGCAGATGCTTTTATTGCTCATTTCCCTATATTTGTAACTGAGGCGAATGCTGTTGCAGTAGCGATGAATCTCAATTCAACAACCGATACAAGTGCGACAAGCAATTCAATCGGAACTGGTGCAAAGACATTCACGGTGACGGCAGGTAAATCGTTTCAACCCGGCATGTGGTTGATTGTCGCTGATACTGCTTCCCCAAGTACAAATTCGATGTTCGTGCAAATTACGAGCTATTCAGGAACTACATTAGTGGTTAATTGTGTTGCATTCTTAGGTTCTGGAACAAAGACTGATTGGACTATTACACAATCATCACCTGCATCACTGGATGGTCTTTACGCCGCCCTCGCTGGTTCTGCATCGCAGGTATTCTCCGTTGCTGCGGCGACTGCAAACGACCATGCTGTAAGTAGAGTGTTTGGTGATGCGCGATATGCAATGGCTCCTTCAGGCACGCGGATGCTGTTCCAGCAGACAGCCGCGCCGACGGGGTGGACGAAGGACGCGACGCATAACGATAAGGCGCTGCGGGTGGTGAGCGGGTCGGTGGTAAATGGTGGCTCGGTGGCGTTTACCACTGCATTTGCATCGAAAGCCGTGGCTGGAACGGTGGATAGCCACACCCTGACCAGCGGGGAAATGCCGAGTCATGTGCACGGAGGTATGGGTGGACTTTCTGCAACAAGCTCTGGCGGTACTGTGTCCGGCTTGAACACCGGTAGTTCCGTAGCAACGACCAGTGCGGGCGGTGGTGGTGGCCACACCCACCCATTCACCGGCACGGCGATCAATATGGCCGTGGCCTATGTTGATCTGATCATCGCGACGAAGGATTAAAAACATGGACGAGAAAATAGCAGGGTGCCCGCTGGGCGCGAAATGTGAAGAGGTGAAGGACGTGAATGGGGAACAGGTGCTTTACCGTTGCCCGTGGCACATCAAGGTGCGTGGTGTGGAAAACAACACAGGCAAGCACGTCGATAATTATGCCTGCGCGATGGCATGGATGCCGGTGTTACTGATCGAGAACAGCAACCAGCAGCGTGGTACCGGCGCGGCGGTGGAAAGTTTCCGCAACGAGATGGTGAAAGCTAATCATGTCACTACTGCGCTGCTGGCGCTGAACAACAACCAAAAATTGATTGAAGGAGAGTGAAAATGAGAGTGACAATTATTCCGGTAGATGGTGTGGTGGGCGTGGACGGGGCTTTCAAGCAAGTGGATGGGCTGACTGCGCTGTTCCCCGGCGTCCACGCGATCCAGTGGGACGGCACGGCGGGGCATATCGAGTTTACCGACGGCAGCCCGAATGTCACGCTGGCCGATTCGGATGTTTTTGCCGAGGCACTGGCCGCGTTCCACGCGATTGTGCCGCCGCCGCCGCCCGATCCCGCTTCAGAGAAGGTTGCGGTGCTCGCGCAGGCGCGGTTTGTCCGGGAGACCGTGCTGAACCGGCTGACCGGCATCCAGGTTGCCGGGGCGGATGCCCCAACCATCGCGGCGATTCAGGCGGCGCGGTTGTCGCTGCTCAACATCACGGCGGACGCGGGGGTGGTCGCCGCGACTGACGGCGCGAGCACAAAAACGGCTGTAATGGCCGCGTGGCGGACGATTGCCATGACGCTGAGCACAGCGGCACCCGCAGCGGCAAGCGTGTTCGTGGGGTTGGGGATGTGATGAAAAAATTCCTCGCCATCCTGCTGCTGTGGTTGCCGTTCTCGCTGGCCGCACTCGTCTCTATTCCAGTGTTGCTCTACGGCTTTGTCAGTGAAGATGAGACGATATGGCGACCTGTTGGCAGGGCGATGGACAAGCGCTGAGCGCGGAACTTGGGGCATCTACGGAATACCGCTGGCTGCGATTGTTTCTTGACTATATTCAGCCGGGACATTGCTTGAAAGCCGCGCGAGATGAAAATTTGATAAATAGATGAATTGTATATGTTACAATTAGTTAACTAAGGATATTTAATGACTATCTCACAATTTCCGACACCGCCAGCAAGGACTGATACGCCTAGTGTATTTAGAACTAGGGCAGATGCTTTTAT